AGTATGGGATAAGTCTGATATAGTGTTTTAAAAAGGAGGTAACAATGCGTTTTTATCAAGTGCAAATTTTACAGGAAAGTACAGGTTGTTCAAACGTCAAATGGTTTACAAGTCGTGCAGAAGCAAACCGAGAATTTCGTAATCATGAAGGGGAAGAGGATACGCAAACTTTTCCAGTTCAAGAGTACGACATCCCTACAAAAAAGACCGAACTTCTTCGGTGGCTTAATAACTGGGGCGATCCAAACGGCATGGGATTCAATTAAGGCTCCACGGGTGTCCCGCCGTCCCACTATAGTAGTAAATTTACAAATTAGAAAAAAATAAAGTCCCGAGTTTTTAGACGGGATTGGTGGGACAGGTGGGACAGTCTACTAACCATATCTTATATAAGGGTTTTTTGCCTGTGGGAGTGTCCCACCTCTGGAGTCACGGAATCTGGCTCATGGGACGGAGTCTTAGTTAAAGTCAGTGCTTTTTGTAAGTTTTGCTGTTATTTTACCTAAGATTAACTGATTAGGTGTAATCCCATATCACTTTACAGCCGTTTGTTAAAGTAAGACGGTGGGACAGTGGTGGGACAGCATTGATATTAAACAATAAAAGCCCTTTGGAGGCCCCGAAATGCCTAATGCTAATGCCAAGTATCCCGCCACTGATGGGACGGGTAAAAAAGTCCAAACGAGAGGACCAAATCGTAAGCTGACACGACGGCAAGAGAAGTTCGTTAAAGAGTTAGTTAGTAACGATGGTCTCATTACGATGCGAGAAGCCGCAATCCGTGCTGGTTATCCTGAGAAGAGTGCCCATAGTCGAGCTTACGAGCTAACCAGCCAGAACATTTGTCCCCACGTTGTAACCGAAATTAAACGATACCGCGAAGAGTTGGACGAGATGTATGCGGTTGGATACAAAAAACACGTTCGAGATTTGCAAAAGATTCGAGATGTTGCTTTAGAGAACGGGGCCTACTCTGCGGCAGTCCAAGCAGAGTATCGCCGTGGGCAGGCTCAAGGTGATATATATGTCAGTAAGTCAGAGATCAGAACAGGCTCAATAGATCAAATGAGCCGTGAGGATGTGGAGAAGGAACTTGATCGAATTAGAGGCTCTTTTGAGCCAATCATCGACATCACGCCAGAAGAAATCGAAGAAGCCGCCGAGGGAATCAAGCCTGTGGCAGGAAATAAAAAAAGGAATAAAACTAAGCGGAAGAAAAATTGAAACAACCCGCCTCGAAAGTTGGTCGGTCCCAGGGGTTCCCGATGTCCTATTATGTTCGGAGAGCGGAGTCCTTAGCTTTATGGAACTTAAGATCACAAAGGGACGCTCTAATAAACTCAATTTATCCCCACACCAGTGTGCTTGGCTTAGTCGGCATTCCAGCGGGCCTTGTTTTATTGTTGTGCGCGACAGTAGCTTGGCTATTAGTCTTTACTCTGGCTCCGATGCTGTTGACCTTCGTATGGATGGCCTTACAGCCGTACCGCCTTTGGCTGTATTTGAAAAGCCGTATGACTGGTTAGAATTTTTTAAGTTGACAAGCCCTGTGCGGTAATCGTATAGGATTAGTCCTACTTAACAAAAGGAGTCGAAAATGAAATTTGAAATTACTTTTCGTGATGAGTTTACAAGCGAAAGTCTTGGAGATTGTTGCGATGATTTATTGTGCTACCTTAGAGAATGTGTGGCCTCTGAGGACGTATGTGCTTTTAACTTTGTAAAATTACCGAACGAAGAAATTGGTTCCGACTCAAGCTTTAAAGAAGTAAAAATCTTACAAAAAGTTGACGGCAAATGGATTGATTTAAACTTAAACGATGATTTGACAGAACAGTTTGAACAAATCTTGGATCGACACGAGCTAGTGACAGAGCTTGGACTGTTGCCTTGACTAGGATGATTTTCGCAAATAAGGAGTCAAAATAATGCACCATAACAAACCTTCTACAAGAATATGCACAGGTAAAAAATTAATCGCCCTGCGGAATAATTGGACGGCCATTGTTAACCTGTTCGTGCCAAGGAAACGAAATGGCACGGCGGATCTTAGAGCTACGCCTAGTTATGGTCCTCGTTTACTTCACGTTCATAAAAATGGGCATAAACGATACTATGGTGCAAGCGGAGTTCTTACCCTTGAAAAGTATTCGAGCGGGGGGTCCGTTTAATGGATTGGTTCTCAGATTGGTTACAGTCCGCGATTGAAAAATTAGCTCTCTGGTTGGAGGAAAAAGAATGATTTGTCCTAAGTGTCACGGCAATGGTTACTGGATAGAGAAACTCAAAGTATTGCAACAGGTCAGGCAATGCGAGACTTGCAATAGCCAAGGTGAAATACAAGAAAAACCAATTGAACTTGACGAGCGGCGGAAAGTAGGGTAGGACTTGTCCTATATTAAATTGTACAAAGGAGTCAAACAATGAGAAAACTAACCAAGGTTGAACAAGCCCACGCCGACAGTTTAGATGGCGCGGCATTGTTTCATGTGACAGGAACCATTTTAAATAAAAGCATACAAGACTGCAATGCGTCCTTGCGTGATCTATTAAAGCGGGAAAATGTTTTGGACTACGACACTTTAACGGCGGGCGACAAGGTAACGCTTGCGGGCATTTACAGTGATGGGACCGAAACAACTATTTCAGCCTACAAAGCAAAGACACGCGGCGACAAACGAATATGGTTTAATGGCTTAAAAAATTATGCGGATGCTGGTGACGTTATGGCGTTGGTTATCCGTGGTGGCAAACTGGTGATTCAGAATGTAACAAAGGGAATCGCCGTTGCAGTTTTCTTTATTCCTGCAATAGGGGATATTTTAAAACATACTGTATAGTGAGTTGACTCCTCACACCAAACTAGGCCCGCCATTGTGCGGGCTATTTTTTTGCTTGCGTATATAGGATAAATCCTATAACGTGCGACTCATTAAACCAACAAAGGAGTCAAATCATGATTAAAGATATTAAAGTTTTGCGCCGTTCTATAAAACGTTCTGAATATACGGGAGTCATATTATACGAAGGCCCGTCCAAAATTGATGGCAAGCCAATTGTCGCTATTGCCTGCCGGATTACTGAAGCAAGCGGGAATGCTAAGACCGGCGCAATGGTCCAGACGTTTATAATGCGCCAAGACATCGCGCCTCATGAGGCCTTAAAAACGGGTGACGATTCCAGCGTTTGTGGCGATTGTAAATTAAGGCCAATTCACAAGGGCGCGACTAGATGCTATGTCCGAGTCTATCAAGCGCCGTTATCCGTTTGGGATGCCTACCATCGTGGACGCTACGCCGCGCCAGATGTTGATTTTGATTCGGCGTTACTGCCTGAGCTATTTGCGGGCTTATCTTTTCGTATAGGATCTTATGGAGACCCTGCGGCTATTCCCGCTATGGTGTGGAAAACAGCAACACGCCTTGTTAAGAATCGCACAGGCTATACTCACCAATGGAATAAGAAAATAGGCGCTGGATTAAAGAGTCTTTGCATGGCAAGCGCGGACAATGCGGCGGAAGTTGCAAACGCAAGCGCCAAGGGATGGCGGACATTCCGAGTCCGTAAAATAGAACAGGAAATATTGTTCGGCGTCGAGTCTATATGCCCCGCAAGTAAGGAAGGCGGACAACGAGTCCAATGCGACTCTTGTGGATTATGCCAAGGCGCAACCATTGCGGCCCGCAATATTGTAATCGCCGATCATGGGTTAATGGACTCAAGGCGCCGTGCTATTGCTTAATTTTATGTTTGACATATAGGAATTATCTCTTATTATCTTATATAGCATTTGACAATGTGTTAAATGCACAAACAAAACGGAGTCAAAAATGTCAAATTTAATGTATAGTTCTAGCACCGATATAAAAGTTGAACGCGATTATCTAGCCAACTTGCAGACACCCGAGCCGATGGGGTCGCGCCATGCGCCTTATCCCTTCCATAGTTTTGCAACAGATACTGTTAATGCAATTGAAAACGCGGGTTTCAAAATTGAACAAGAAGATTATGCGATAACTAAAGATGAGAATCGCCTTTTTGGATTGCTTAATATTTCCCGTCCTATAAAACCTTTCAAGCCATTTGGAATGCCTGCCTTGCATCAGCCAAGTTGGAATCTTTTAGTTGGGTTGCGCGGCGCACATGACCAGTCCGTAAGCCGCGGACTCGCAATCGGTTCCCAAGTTATGGTTTGCTCTAATTTATGTTTTCACGGGAATCTTGGAAACTGGCAATCTAAGCAAACTACTAATATCTCTCATAGGATTCCTGAGATGGTCGCGGACGCGGTTAGTGGTCTTGGCAATGCTGGTAAAAAATTAACAATTGATTTTGACCGCTTTAATTCTACTCAAATTGATAGAGATACGGGTGACGATAT